CGACCGCAACAAAACCTTTAGCTGGAATCGCGACAAAGTCAAACCAGACGCTAACGGTCGCGGCAGCCGTGGTGTCAACACTTCTAATGGTCGCAGTGTCCCTACCGGGAGCCAGCAGTACAACGATTACCGCAACCAACAGATTGCTGCAGAACGCCAGCGTCTAAAAGGTGTTGGTAATCCCCCCGCCGCTAAGCCCAAACCGCCTGCTCCTACCCAATCTGGGGGTGGTTCTACCCCATCACGGGGTGGTGGTGGCACTTCTCAAGACTCCCAAGGCCGTTCTAGCGCCACTCAACGCTCTCAAACAGCCTCTACAGCACCTCAGAGTGGCCCTATGCGCGTCTCTGCAGCCACTGCCAACCGTGAATCTGGTAACTACGGCACCAGTCGCACCAATAACCCACTTATCGACGCTGATATGAAGGCCCGTATGCGTCAACGGGAAGACCGTGAGGGTGTTGGTCCCGTCAAAGACGGTGCTCGCTACTCCGCTGACGTGAAAAACAACACTAAAGGTGTTGGTCCCGTCAAAAATGCTGACACATACTCCTCTGCATTGAAGCAAAAGTCTGGTTCTGAGAAACTTAAAGATGCAATCTCCAAACAACGTGATGAACAACAACGACGTAAGCGTAATGCCGGTTGAGGTAGCGCCTCCTGTTGTTGAACTGCCATTTAATCCTGAGCTTGTGATGGCACACGCTCTTTATGATCTGATTGATGAAGATCTGAGCTACCCGTACTGGGATTAATACACGCACGGAGAGGCCTCTGGAAGCCCCTAGAAGGCCTCTCTTTTTCTATTTAGGTACAATCTACCGTGAACGATATCCTTGAGGCTTTACGGGGCGATTTCAAGCTGTTCCTGCAAGCCCTGTGGCAGCAACTCGATCTTCCCTCTCCAACCCGTGCACAATACGCCATCGCAGATTATCTGCAATTAGGACCAAAGCGTCTACAGATCCAAGCCTTTCGTGGTGTCGGTAAGAGCTGGATCACAGGTGCCTTCGTCCTTTGGACACTCTTCAACAACCCAGAAAAGAAGATCATGATTATCTCCGCCTCTAAAGAGCGTGCCGATAACATGTCGATCTTCCTTCAAAAGCTGATCATCGAAACACCATGGCTCAGCCATCTAAGACCGAAGTCAGATGACGCCCGGTGGTCACGAATCAGCTTTGATGTCAACTGCTCTCCTCACCAAGCACCATCCGTTAAGTCCGTTGGTATTACGGGTCAGCTAACAGGTAGCCGTGCAGACCTGATGATTCTGGATGACATCGAAGTTCCTGGTAACTCGATGACTGAGATGATGCGGGAGAAGCTCCTGCAGCTGTGTACAGAAGCGGAATCCATCCTTACACCGAAGAAGGATAGCCGCATTATGTACCTAGGGACACCCCAAACCACCTTCACCATCTACCGCAAGCTGGCTGAACGGAACTACCGACCCTTTGTGTGGCCAGCACGTTACCCCCGTAAAGACAAGCTCAGTCAATACGAGAACCTGCTGGCACCACAGATCGTAGAAGACATCGAGATGGGTGCTGAGGAGTGGTCTCCCACTGATCCAGACCGTTTCCAATCGGATGACCTGCTGGAACGGGAAGCAGCCATGGGTCGCAGCAACTTCATGTTGCAGTTTATGCTGGATACCACCTTGAGTGATGCTGAGAAGTTCCCACTTAAATTCAGTGATCTCATTGTCACTTCAGTCAACCCAACCCAAGCACCTGATGCTGTTGTTTGGTGCAGTGATCCTCGTAATATCCTCAAAGATTTGCCTACGGTTGGCCTCCCAGGTGATTACTTCTACTCCCCGATGCAGCTCCAAGGGGACTGGGGTGACTACACCGAAACGATCTGCTCGGTAGACCCTTCAGGTCGTGGTAGTGACGAAACAGCAGCAACCTATATCAGTCAACGAAATGGCTTTCTCTACGTTCACGAAGTACGAGCGTATCGCGACGGTTATAGCGACAATACACTTCTTGACATCCTTCGTGGGTGTAAGCGGTACAATGTTACTAAACTCCTCATCGAAACCAACTTCGGTGACGGTATCGTCGCAGAACTGTTCAAAAAACATCTCCAACAAACAAAGCAAGCCATAGACGTAGAAGAAGTACGAGCAAATGTCCGTAAAGAAGACAGGATTATCGATGCCCTAGAACCTGTCATGAACCAACATAGACTCATCCTGGATCGAGGGGTGGTTGAGTGGGACTACAACTCCAATAAAGACGCAGCACCAGAAGAACGACTTCTGTACATGCTCTTCTACCAGATGTCTCGCATGTGCCGGGAGAAGGGTGCCGTCAAACACGATGACCGTCTGGACTCCCTTGCTCAAGGGGTGAAGTACTTCACTGATGCCATGTCCATCAGCGCCTACGAGGCCGTTAAAGCCCGTAGACAAGAAGACTGGCAGGATCTCCTGGAAACCTTTCTAGATGACCCTCAGAGCGCCACAGATCACCTTGTCATGGGGTTTGATCTTGGACAACGGAGAGCCGCTCGTGGGGGCGGTAGACGGGGGTCCATTCCCACCTGGGTCTAAAAATAAGACACCAGTCGTAGCAGTCGATCTGGCTGAGGGCGGATTAAAAGGGGGAAAGGGGGGGAGTAGTGTCTCACGTAGACGTGATCCCCAACTCCCCTCCCTTTGATGTCCCTGGGGATGGACATCCATTTTCCTAATGACACAAAAACAACTAAAGACACAATTAGTTGATGTCCTCAGCGAACGAAGTGAGCGGGTGAATGGACATCTCTCATTAACTACTGAAACTGAAACTAAAGGGAGATTGAATCCATATCATCTGAATGGTCTCTTAATGACCATCTGAATGATATTGATTCTACTACCTATACAATGAACAACAACTATTAATGCATACTGCTACTCAACGTTCCACTACATCTCATTCCGTCTCACTCATCCACATCACACCAGAAGCAGAGAACCTCATCAGTTACATGGCTAGGGTGTCCAACCCTTCCAATCAATCAAACACTGAGACCAGTGCTAAGCTAATTAAATACCTCATTGATCATCAACATTGGTCTCCCTTTGAGATGGTCAATATGTGTGTAGAAATCAATACGACTAGGTCCATAGCAGCTCAGATCCTTAGGCATCGAAGCTTCAGTTTCCAAGAGTTTAGTCAACGGTATGCTGAGGTAACAGAAGTAGCAGCCCCTCCACAGTTCCGTAAACAGGATAGTAAGAACCGACAGAATAGCACTGATGATCTAAGCCTAGGGTTGAGATATCAGTACACTGAAGAGACAATCAAGCTGTACAACCAGTGTTATGACTTGTATCTGAGAATGCTGAAAGATGGGGTAGCAAAAGAGTGTGCCAGAGAAGTGTTGCCAATGGCTACCCCTACTCGACTGTATATGAATGGGTCTATTCGGTCTTGGTTGCATTATTGTGATCTGAGGACTGGTCATGGAACACAACGAGAACATGCAATCATTGCTGGTCAGGTTCAGGATCTTCTTCATCAGTATGTTCCTAATGTATGTGAGGCGATGTGGGGTAGAGAATAATCATCCTTAACCGTAGTAGTCATTACCACTAATTATTCCAAATGACCGAACCACTACCTGAAACCACTTGGAGCGGCATGAAGATTGAACAGCCAGAAGTAATTTGCTGGTGCGATTTATTCGGGCAAGGGCAACTGGTCGTCAGCTTTTTGGATACTGAAGCCAAAACTCGTCCCATCCCAAATCGTTGGATCAGGTTTTGGACGCGAGTATTCTTTAACAGTAAATGGACTTTTGAAGACCAGGCGCAAAGCCGGTAGCCACCTTCACTAGAGCTTCATTACAGCTATCTAGAAGCCTCTAGAAGGCGTGTGTAAGTGTTATTGAGTGTCTTCGTATGTTCAATGCATTTCATACGTCTTCCTGGGGCTTGTAGAGGGGTCTTAGATATTCAACAAAAATTTCTTAAGCCTTATATATCGGTGTACCTGGACGCAGACCCCCGTATCCCCCTTCTTCCTGGGGTTATTTAGGTGCGGTTAGTTCTACAAACTAGCTGTAAATGGGGTCAAAAGTGGTATGTATGCACTACTTCTGGTGGTATCTAGTGGTTTTGCGTGGGTCAGACGCTACATATGGTGTGATTAGGTCTAAAGTTATCTGTAGTGTGAAGACTTGTTACAGTATCCTCCACAAGTGCAGGGTCTATCGCTTATGGTTGGCTCAAGCGGCACAGATCGATTTCTGCTCGCTGCTTCCCTCCACTTGTGCAAGCACCACACATGTTCACTACCTACGAAGACTCTGTCCTCTCTGCAGCAGATGAGGACGGCAACCTCACCGACACTGACGCTAGCCGTCTCCTGAAGGAACATGGCTTCTCCTGGTGGCACGTACTGGCAGACGCCCACGGCATCAACCTAGAAGCCCTGGCCAGTAACAATGCTGAGGCTTTGCTGGCCTGGCTCGGTTACTGATTAATCACACGGACGCACACTAACACCATGGAAAAAACCATTCTCCTACTTCTTGTCATCATCGCTCAGGCAATTTATGACGTGCTCGACGGCACCGTTCAGCTAATTGATTCACTGATCACCATCACAGAAGAACTATCCTTTCAACCCATTACCTGCCAGATGCTCCGTTCATACGGTGCAAAAGGTAAGACCAAAGCTCAGCTCATTGCATCTCTCGCGTAATCATGCGGACTAATCACAAGCGTCGTATTCCTGCTGGCTATCTTTATCTCTGGCTAGAAACCGGCGCTTTCTTTCTATTCAGTGCTGCCCTTTGCACACTGACCGTTCTTGGTGGCTTAGGTGTAGATCCTTTTGCCAAGCATCCTCCACAAGTGCAACAAGTAAGCCGTTGATCTTATTCCTTCCACTTCCACCATTAGTCGCTCTTCTCATCGCCCTACATCTTAAGCAACGATGAATCACCCCTATTTGTTTCCAGATCAGGCACCGTGGACTGAAGAACACAGAGACAAGATCGAGACAATCAATCAAGGCCGTGGCTATCCGAATGCTTTTGATGATGAGGAAGAGTTCCTCGATGCACTATATGGCGTAGTTTGATTTACCTAACTCTCTCCACTTCTGCAAAGACTAATCATGGCTCACTGGTACCACCTGACCAAAAAGTCCAGTAACGCTAAGACTGGCCCGATTGCAGTTAGCACAACATCACGTGATAGCTGCTCACCATCCTGCCCTTTGTTTGGTAATGGTTGCTATGCTGAAACCGGGCCTCTCAAGTTACACTGGGACGCTGTATCTGATGGCCCATACAGAGACAAGCCACGCGGTAATGACATCGAAACCTTTATTCGTGAGCTTAAGTCTCTCCCTGAGGGAACATGTTTCAGACATAATCAAGCGGGGGATTTGCCTCACAGTAACGGGTTAATCAATGCCCATGCACTTGAGTTAATCACTGACGCTTGTGCTGATCGCAAGCTAATCGCTTGGACTTATACTCACCATAAGATGGACAACATGAACAACGTTGTTATGGTGAAACGTTCCAACAACAACGGCCTTACCGTTAACGCTTCAGCCCATAGCCAAACCCACGCCGCAGAACTGCACAAACAAGGTATACCTAGTGTCTGCATAGTTCCCAAGAATGAATCACGCAAGACGTGGGAACATGACGGCGTTAAGTTCTTAGTCTGCCCTGCCCAGTGGAGTGACAAGAACTGCGCGGAGTGTAAGCTATGCTCAATCGCTAATCGTACGTGTGTCGTTGCATTCAAAGCACACGGTACACAAGCTAAGAAAGTTGAGGCCACCATCGCATGATGCTAGAATCTGATGCATAACTGAAGACAGCAGCTCACCGGCTAGCGCGGTAGCAGCCAAGGCACACGGCCCTGGGGGGAAACCCTCGGGGCTTTTTGCTGCACCCAAATCCTGGTAGTACGGCCGTACCATGAGGGGGACAACGTTACGACATTTCATGGACGCAGCCTATTGCCATGGCTTACAACGAGTACAGACGCACTACCACCCAACGGCTCACTGTTGTGTTGTCGGGGGTGGTTTTTCAACGTGTGGAGGAGCAGTCTCAAAAGGAGGGACGCAGCATGAGCAACCTTGTGGCCTACCTCGTGGAGCGTGCCCTATGTGACGATCAGCGAACCGGCTGAAAGACGCTGCACTAGTGGAGAAACACGGCATCATTGATGCATCGGAGGCGCGAGCCTCTGATCCAATGCCGGAGCAGCCCTCACCACGGCTACATAGGAAGCACCGATCCACCGCTGTTGAGAGTGGATCCTCGCCCAGGGAGAGTTGTGGCGCGTGAAGTAACACTCCCCCTTTTTTCTTCCACGACAGTAAAAGGCTGTCGTTTACACAAGGACTCAACTCCTTGCCTGAACCGTTACAACAACGCCTAAGTCGTCAATTCTGCATGCTCAATGCCTGCCTAGTTGACTGCGAAGGTGATCTGGAGTCAATCCAAGAACTAGAACGATGCTTTAAGCTCCCAGCATATGGCCAAGAAAGATCCATTTCCCAACGAATGGGAGGAGGTGAACAACCTAGACGACGACGACATCGAAACATCAACCATTGAGGAGATCTTGGAAGAAGTCATGGTGTGGCATCTTCCTCAACCTTACTGTGCTGTTG